TCATCATGGGTGCGTACTTTGGCGGTAGGACTATTGAGAAACTGGCAGAAATGAGGGGTAAAAAATGAGCCTTAGCCAAGAACAAGCTGCGTTCTTACTGGACGCCTGCAAGCTGATTCAGTACGCCACCGAGCAAGGCTTTATGGTTACGGGCGGTGAATTGGCTCGCACCCCTGAACAACAAGCTATCTACGTAAAGACAGGGCGTTCCAAAACACTGAACAGCATCCACTTAAAACGATGCGCGATTGACCTGAACTTTTTCAAAGACGGTAAAATCATCTGGGACAAAGATGTCCTTGCCCCCCTTGGCACTTACTGGGAAAGCCTGTATCCTAAGAACCGTTGGGGCGGCAACTTCAAATCTCTTGTAGATTGCCCACACTTTGAACGGAACGTCTAAATGGCAGCGGTAAAAATCGTCAAATTCCTTGGAGAAGCCCCAAAGATTTCTTCGGAGTTGCTGCCTGACGCTGCGGCGCAAATTGCCTTTAACGTCAAGTTGTACTCAGGTGATTTGATTCCCTATCGTTTACCCTACCTAGCTGGTAACGTAGACCGTGTGGGTGAGATTAAAACTCTACATGCTTTACGTGAACCCGGCACTGGCACACTGAAGTATCTGACATGGGCAACTGACGTTGACATCATTACGGCTTCAGCGTCTGACGATAACGAACAGCGGTTTTACTATACGGGTGATGGTGTACCTAAGGTAAGCAACTATGAGTTAGCTACTGCTACGGGTGTGCCATACCCCAACAACTATTACGAACTTGGGCTTGAACTACCTGAGACAGTACTGACTACATCTGCTGCATCGTTCTCACAAAAGTCCTCTACCAGTCGTGCCCGTGATGCTGGTAACTATGCCACGGTGGTTACATCGGCTGCGCACGAAATGCGCACGGGCATGATTATTACTATTAGCGGTTTCCCTGCGGCTACGGGAAATGCCATGATATTACTCCTCTAATCAAGCGTTAACAATTATGCGACCTTCTCTCTGTGCAGAGAAAATGTCACGTTCGATGCGGTCACGCTCTGCTTCACGTCCTTTGTACTTACCTTGACGAACATCGTTGAAAAAAGTTTTGATGTCATCAGGGCTGTAGTTCTTGGCGTTTGTTCCTGCTGGTGCACCTGTGCTACGTCCCTTACCGGGGGTAACTTGGCGTTCCAACTCAGAAGCAGACACATTCCGGCGGGTGTTTTGAGCAGCAGTGACTTGTCCAGTTATTTCAAGCCAAGACTTAAAGAAGTTAACTACTCTGCGCACATCGAGGCCACGTTGAGCGTCCTCAAGAATGGTTTGGCGACTAATACCAGACAACGGGTCGGTCTCAAGAAGCCAAGACTGGAAGTCTGGGTCTTCATTGATAGCTTTCCAGTTCGGAATATAGCCTGTCAACTCCATCCAAAATTGTTGTTCGACAGTTGCAGCTTGGCGGTGTGCAAGGTTATTAACCTGTGGCACTACGTTAGTCTGAAACTGCTGAAGTAAACGGTCAAGCTGTGCAATTTTCTGGGCAACAGGAATTAACTCCTCTCGTGTCACACGACGCATAACGTCTAGTGACTCCCCATATTCCTCTTGGTCTTTCTCAGTAACTAGCGGGTCAATACTTGACTGCCCTGAGCGACCTGAAGACTGTTGCGCAGAAATCGTTGCCAGCAACTGCTCCATTTGCTGCAAACGACCTGAAAGTTCTTTGTTCTGACTATGCAGACGTGGAACTTCGGCGTTATACATGCCTTGGAGAGTGCGATATTTCTGAGATAGATTATCCTCTGAGCCTTTTCCGTCATCACTTGCGTGCTCAACACTAGATGACTGGGCAGCATTGTTCGAACCAGCATCATCGTCGGCGGTCGGAGTGCGTGTATTAGCGTCATTATTGGGCGGAGTTCCACCGTCGGCGGAAGAATTTTGTTCCTCGCCATTGGTTCCATCACCATTGAGTTGCTTATACAGTTCTTGAACTGCCTCGGTCTGTTTACGAATTTGCTCTGGAAGTGCCATAGTAAAACGCTCCTATCGGTATGCGTGGATTAGACGGCGAGTCATATCATGACTTTGCCGCTAGTTCAGGGGACTCTTTGGCGAGTTTGTAAATCTCACCCAAAACTTGGCATCGCCCCTGCATCAATGCCGCGTTGTTTATCGCAGATGGTAGTTGTTCCAACTCGTGCATACGCCATGTAGCCAACCAGTCCAGAAGTTCTGGATGCTGACGCACAGCGACAGAAAGAGCCTTTACAACTGATGGGTCAGGACGTATCACGGTTGACCCCCACTGCGATTCATGACTGTGTTTGCTTCCATGCCACCTTTGGGTGTGCCATCAGGCTGAAGTGCTGCACCTGCTGGTTGCTGCTGTTGGGCAGCAAGAGCTTGTGTTTGTTCAGCAGCCGCTGCTATGCGGCCTTGATACGCAAGTTTATCCCGAGATGGAATGAGTTCATCCACAGACATCTGCAACCCTTTAGCCACTTCACGAAGAATCGCGGCGCGGCCATCCCGACCCATAATCGACATGTCGATTTCATTGGCGGTTGCGTTAAGGAATTCGATGCGGCGCACGTTGACAGTCTCTTTGACAGCCAAGTTAACTGCGCCACGGGCGACGACTTGAACGTCACCCTTAATAGATTCATCCTCGTCGTAGCGCATGTTGTACACGAACTGACGTTGGACAATGGGTTTAATCACATCACCGTCGATGTGACCAACCACTTGACGGATGCCTTTACCAGCAGCACCCATCAGCATAGACAGACCAGACGACGTGCGGCCTGCGCCTTGCACATCGGTGTTGCCATACAGATAGGCAGGGATACCAGAGTGGTCATCTGCCAAACGAGCAAACTTATCGTACACAGCCACCAACGTGTTGGCGTTGTCTTCAGGCTGTGTGAAGCGTACAGCAGGTGCACTCGAACCCACAGGGTCGTTGGTCACTTGCCAAATCTTCCAAGGTGACATCTGTGTGATGTCCTCGTTCGGAGGAATACGCTCTAGGTTCACTTCGACCTGAGGGCCAGAAGCAATACCCATGTTGTTCACCAGCGCACGAGCAGCAGCGTTACACACGTTCTGCAAGTCTTCGATGATTTCGGGAATACCCTTACCCCAGAACGCACCGGGGCACTTGATAAACGAAGTCTTAGCGTATGGCTTCTGACCTAGTGGGTCATAGTTCAATACAGCCTTGATGACGTAGTTACCAATCATCCACACGTTAGCATCGTACTCTTGAGCTTCGTCAGGGATTTCTTCTTCAGTCAATCCCCACTCACGAAGCATCTTGCCGGAGACTTTGCCCCAAAACTCAAGTGCATCGAACACATCGGTCGGACGCATGTAGGAATAGAACTTGCGCTCCTCCTCGTTCTTAATCAACTCTACGTCTTCGTTAATCCAAGATGGGCCTGCGCCTTCATCTAGGATGGTACGGATAGCGTCATCGTCGTAACCCGGCACACCAATAAGGTCTGATAGGTCAGGGCGAGACAGTGGGTGATGCTCGAACAAGTATCCATCTTCGATACGGGTAATACCCGGCTCAGGATAAATACGGAATGGGTCAACCCGCTCAAACTCAGGAGCAAGTCTCTCAATTGGTTCTACAGTCGTACGACCATCAACTATCTTCCAACCAAGTGTACGTTGACGACGCACAATCGGGCCTTTGATAAAGGCACATGGGTAAGTTACAAGGTGGAAATGCTGATGGCTACTAAACCAAAATCTACTGTAAACGCCGCAGGTAACTACACGAAGCCTGAGTTGCGTAAACGAATTGTGTCGCAAGTAAAAGCTGCGGCAACGCAGGGCACAGGTGCAGGCCAGTGGTCGGCGCGTAAAGCACAACTTGTTGCTAAGAAATATAAGGCTGCTGGCGGAGGGTACAAAGATTGAAAGCCCCGCAGAAGTCTCTCAAAGATTGGGGTGACCAGAAGTGGCGCACCAAGAGCGGTAAACCTTCGAGTAAGACCGGAGAACGGTATTTACCCGAGGCTGCAATAAAAGCGTTGACCCCCGCAGAGTATGCGGCGACTACCAAAGCAAAGCGCGATGGTAAAGCAAAAGGCCAACAGTTTGTAAAACAACCCGCTAAAATAGCGAGTAAGACATCCAAGTACCGATAGGAGGTTTTAAATGGCACGTTTTCTAAGAAACAAAAACGATGGTTTTATCTACGACTACACAGAACTGTTGGCTGAAAACCCACTGGTTGAGGAAGTAACTGAGGAAGAAGCCTTTCCTGAGAAGTTCATTCCAAAGAAACAAACTGGTCGTAAAACAGGTTTGAAGTTAGAGACTCCTGTGGAAGAAATCCCAGTTGAGCCTCCTGTTGAAAACCACGAACTCAACGCTGATGCTTCTAAGGGATTACCCGAATGATACTCAATGATGTAGTCACCGAGGCTCGTCGCCTTCTACAAGACATTAGTGCACCGCAACGCTACAGCGATGCGGTGTTGCTTGGCTTTGCCAATCAAACGCTCAAGCGTATGTCTGTATTGCGCCCCGACCTCTTTGCCTACATCGGGGAGATTCCAACTACGGCAGGGTCTGTCATTCAGTCTCCCCCAATTGAGTCAGTTCGTATTGTAGAAATTTTTCAAGTCAAAGATGGCTCAGGTGTAACGGAAGTTGACCGCACTGCCCTTGACCAGACATACCCCGGCTGGATGAACGATACCGCTGGCCCAACGGTCAACTGGATGCGCCATGTGCGCAACCCCAACAAGTTCTTCATCTACCCCAAAGCCCCCGCAGGACAAGTCCTCATCGGGGAATATGCACAGACTCCCCCCAACTACCTTGGTACAGACGTTGTGGCTTTGCTGCCTGACGCTTTCTTCCCTGTTGTAGTTGACGGTACTGTGTTCCTAGCCGAATCCGTAGATAATGAGCATGTAAACTCTAACCGTGCGCAGTTGTTCCAGCAAGCATTTACCCAAGCTCTTGGTGTGAGCGCACAAGCAAGGTCACTGACCGATACGGAAGAAGCGGGTCTAGCTAAAGAACAGGTAATCGCCTCATGAGTACTCGCACATTTCTCTCGTTGGCTACACGCCTTGCGGCAAGTGTACCGGGCTGCCCTCAGCCAATCTTAGAGCAACATATTCGTGATTCAGCGATTGAGACGTGCGAGCGTACGCTTGCATGGCGTTATCAGCAGCCTTCAATCCGCCTGACCCCGGGCGTGTACGAGTATCCGTACAACAACCCGACTCAGACTGAAGTCCACGCCTTCCTTACAGCTACAGTAAATGGTGCACCACTCTCGCCTTTGACGCTTGAGCAGTTGTATGACACCTACCCCCAGTGGCCTAACTTAGATGTAAATCAGCGGTCTAACCCACAGTATATTTGTCAGCTAGACCCTGACAGCTTCTTCCGTATCGGTCAGTGACCTTGCTTGTGCGCTCACACCAAGAGCTTGGGTAAATGCTTGCT